CGTTCGTTCTGATACTTCTTAAACTTCCAGATATTGGTTTCGCTCTTAATGTCCACAATAAAGGGCCGTTCCTCTTCGAAGGTTTCCATCCATACCCCGGCGGCTTTAAACTGCTTTTCGCTTAGTAGGTCCAGCTGGTTATTCATAGCCTTGGGCCATATAGGGCCGTTCTCTAACACTTTATCCATAGCGGCGGCACTCCATAGCCTACCCGCTCCGAAAACGCTGTTTACGCTTGTATGTGTCATAGCTGTACTTACCGCCCTCTGGGTACTCGGCTCTATAAAGTAAACGGACCTACACCCTACGTACTGTACCCCTCTGGTTAGGGCCTCTTCGTAATAAATGTCTGCCTCTTCTATAAATACATCGTCCGAGCCTATTTGTAAATAGTAGTCGAAGCGCCCTTGCATTATATCTAAAATAGCTTCTTGCTTATAGCTTAAAGGGTCATTCTCGGCGAATACAGAAGCGTAAGGGTAGCCGTAATGGTTTACCACTTGGGTGAGGTCATCGGGCAAAGACCAGCCTACGCATAGCTCTAACTCTATGCCCATATTTCGCCACCTTATACGCATAGCCTTGAAACTCTCTAAAGCAGCTCTAAGAACTAACGGACGGCCGTACAGCGGCATCCATACCCCTACCTTCATCGAATGAATCTAAGTATGCGTTTAATCCTCTTCTTGTATCCAGGTATAACCTTCATATAGGCCGGTCTTAAAAAAGGTTTGGGCTTTGTACCCTTCTTGGCTATAGTCTTCTGCACAGCGTAGGCCGCGCCCTCGTCTCCTAACTTTCTCTTAGCCCATTGCTTTAAGGGTCCGATAGGCGCCCAATGTGGAACGCTCCCGAACTCTACAGCGGCCGCATACTTTAAGGCCGTTCCTACGATATAAGTAACCCGCGCAGCTTGGCCCCTGAGCCTTCTGCTAATCTTAACGGATCGCGCTTGCCTTTGTACTTGAATGGATGAACCTAACCGGCCCAGGTTGTGAGGCGCTTTACGTGCTGCTAACTGCTGGACCTCTAAGGCAGCGTACCCGGTTTCCTGCTCTATCTTCTTAGCTACTCGGCCCCCGTAGGCCGATAGATCGCGCATAAGTTTATTTATTTCGCGCTGGTCTACTTTGAACTCTATCCGCACTACGCTTGCCGCTCTACTGCTTGGAAAGTTACGAAGGCCCTGTCTCGGTGTTCTATGGCCGGACCGTCTACGCTTAGGCTTCTGCCCCGGTATTCTATTCTAAACACATCGCTGGGAAAGTCTGGGCCGTCTATATCTCCGGACCAATCCAAGCGAGACCGCATAGTAATCTCGTATCGGTTTACGTTCAATACCCGCGCATCGTCTGCATTTTTAGAACTGCCTAACCGCTTGACGTTCGCCCAGTCCGTAAAACTTACAGACTCTTTAGACCGGAAGCCGCCCATACTATCCGCCTGAGTTGTGTAGGCGTAGCACGTTACTTGTTCATTCAATAACCCCGGATTCATAGGAAGAGCTTAGTACGTTCTTTAGCCAGCAGGCTGTTTAGATCCGCTTTGAGGTTACTTACAATAGTACCCGTTACGCTTATGCCTCGGTTTTGGTACAGCTCGGCGCATATCTTTAAAATAGCCTCTTTTACGTTCTCGGTAACGTAGGACAGTTGGGCCACATAAGTAACCGTATAAGTAGAGTAGGCCGTAGGCGATGGAATACGAAGCCGTCCGCCGGTTAGTAGATAGTAGTCCTCGTCAACTGTTAGGGTAGTGTTTGCCCCTTCCAGGTCCTGACCTACTACGGAAATAATAGAGCTTACCGGACCCATAGGCAGCACGTATCTAAGCTCGCCGGCGTCCATGTCTCGGTCATCGTCAAAGTCCCAAAGGATCGCCTGCATTCGGTTTTCATTCAAGCTCTGGCCTATGTAGGTCTCTACGTATCGCGTAGACGCCTCTAACTGCCTATCTATTAGGTCATCTTCGCCGGTAATGTTTACGGCGCGGGCATAGGTCCGAAAGTCTGCACGGCTGATAATGTTAGCCGGAGTAACCGCCGTTACTGTATGGTCTATTCTCATGCTTCAAAGTTACGGCATAAGAAAGCCCCGCATTACACGGGGCTACCACCAAACCACTAAACAGACATGATAACATGAAAGTAAGCTAAGGCAAAGATAGGGCAATAAAAAAGGGCCTTTCGGCCCCTCCCTTACATCCGCATATAGCGTTTAAGGTCTTCGTAGTCCGCTTGGTCTAATCTGACCAAGTCCTGGGGATTACATACCAGCTCCTCGCCGGCTCCTACTTGCCTAACGCCCTTTGCGTTAGTGATGTTAGCAATACGCGTTAGCGTATCGTTTGACCCCATCCACCTGGGGTGATCTATTACGACCACGGCCGTAATGGTTTTGGTTTTGGGTGCAACAGCCACCCAGTAAAGGTCTGCGTATTCGCGTGAGACCTGAGAGAAAAGAGAAAGAACAGAAGCCATGTGTTTGGGCTTTTGTGCTCTGAGAGACGAGCAGTCTGACAATCCTAAAAAGTGGTTATCGTTATTTGATGTGGTAAAGGTGCAACGCCTCTACATACCCTACAAGCATTTTAACATTTGCGCCCAGACTTTAACATTTGAGCATAAAAAAAGGGGACCGAAGCCCCCTTAGTAATTACTCAAGCTACTACTATGTAGGAGTAATGATGTACTTGACATTCGCGTACGTGTCGGTAAATACCGCGTGATCGTGCTTACGAACGTGCGCCAGGCGCTCCTCTACGCGGACAGTAACCAGGTTTTTCTGCGCATTGTCAGAATCCTGGGGGAAGAACTGTACGGAAGGTGCAGAACGCTGGAACAGCTGAGACGCTGCGGCCTTGTCGAACACGAAGAAAGAACCTTCAGCTACTGCGCTGCTGTGATACACGGGCATACCGAAAAGAGTATAAGTGTTCTGAACAGCGTCAAAGTAGTAAGGCGCTACATACTGACCGTTGGAACCTTTAGAACCGATCATAGCAAAGAAGTCGGTAGGGTTCACCATTACACAGTCGGCCATGAAGTCCTGAGAAGCCAAGTAGCCAGAAGCCGCTTGGATGCAGTCCCAGTTGTTAGGCTCTTCCCAGTTGGCTGTAGTGCTGAGGTCATTTGAATCAGCAGCAGCGGCGGCAAGTCCGTAGAGGTTAGTACCCGCTCCGGTTCCAGTAAGCAGCTGGCTGTCCTCCTGGTTCATGAGCAAACGAGTAAGCTCGTAAGACAGATAGGAAGTCATGCCGCTGATGTCGTCCAGCATCTGAGTAGAGATACGAGCGAAAGCAGCGATAACCTGAGCGTTGAAAGTCTGCTCGGCCATGTCCTTGTCAATCTGGCTCTTTGCGTCTCCCTCGGTCTGGTTGCCGGCTGTGCCTTCGCCTCCAGTTACCTTAGCGTAGCGTACAGAGTCTCCGATCATTGTCCCCTGGGGAATGAAGTTACGGACACGGTTAGGACGGTCTACGTCTGGAAGGATGGGCAGGCGTGTTTGCTCGGCTACGTCTCCAGTAGTAGAAGCTGCAAAGGTCATAGTACCTACAGCCTTAGTCAGCATACCAGGAATACGAATACCCTTATGAATTGAAGGGTCATTCTTGTACGCCTCGTACTCTGGGTTCTCTACGATGGACTTAGCCATAGCCTCGGAAGTAGTCAGCTCGGCCGCCTTAGTAGTAGCCATACCGTTCTTGGTAAGCTCCTTCAGACGAGCGTCCAGCTTGTCGCTGTGCTTCTGTACTTCCTCGCTGTTGCCTTGTACCTCTTTAACCAGGTCGGTCAGCTTGTCGATTTGGCCGCTGTAGTCAGCTTGGCCCTTTGTGATTGCATCGATGCGGCCGTTCAGCTCTTCTCTGGTCTTTTCTACAGAGCTGGAAACGTCCGAAGCAATCTTGTTCAATTGTTCTTCTGCGTTCATTTTGTTAAAAAATGCAGGGTTAGACTTTATTTGAATTGATGCGGTTCCAAATGTCCAGCAGATTCGGCTCGGTCTCTTCTGAGTGCTGTTGCGGCTCATCCGTTACGAGTGAACTAAGCGCCTTCTGTATTTGGGTGCATTCTATCTCTAATTGTGTGAAAGCCTCATCCGTCAAGGTAGAACCCGAACGGAGTAGCTTTTGCATTTTGCCCAGGCGTTCTACAAGGTTACTAACCTCGTCCCCGGACTTAACGCTAACTGTAGGGGTTTCTGCATTGGCCCCAATGACCACGCTTGAACCTTCCCACAATTTAGCCTCGGTAATGGTGCGGACCCGCTCGTACTTGGGCTTGTCCTCGTCATCCATCTCGTAAGCCATCTTAACAATAGAAAAGCCTACGGAATGCTCGTTAATTATTCCAGCCTCGTAATAGGCCATAACGTCCCGGCCCTTTGCACTATCGACCAGCTTACTAACAAAGTATAGGCCGTAATCGTCTTCCGCAAGCTCCATTAGCTTACCGATAGGCTCATAACTTGAATGGCTCCAAAGGTGAGCAATACGCCCTTTACCGTTTGGTCCGTTCTCGGCGATAGACTTAGAGTACGCACCCCTGGCCATTACATCGTTATGGCTGTCTACGTTCCCGAACTTAGAGAAGTAGCCAGACACTACGCCCTTTTTTCCGTCCACGTCTTTGACAATCATGGAAGGATCATTAAAGCCCTTATGTAATAGCGTACCGCTCATACTCTTTTCTTCTTCGTCTATTATACTCTTTGCCCAACGCTTCCCGGCTAAGCCGCCCCACAATAAATACGAAATAGTCCCGCAGGCTTTCGTATCGCTTTCATCGTAGTAGGTCTCTGCCCTGCTCAGATAACTGTACATACGTTTAACCGTATCGTAAGTTATCGCCTCTCTATTGGCCAGCTGCTGCGCTCTGACCTTACCTACTTGTGTGGCGCACCTATTATTAACTGCTTCATTTAGCTCTATCCCCCTTTTCGCATTGTTACTTACCGCCTCCGGATAGTTCTTATAGGTCTTAGCCATTCCGATACAAAATTACATAGAGTAAAAAACTACATTTCACTAAACATCGGCTGCCCATCGTCCCGGACAAAGGCCACAGTACAGCGACAGTTGCAGCGGTTTTTAGCCCCTCCGTTAGGGTCCCCTGGGCGCATCATCTTAATGCCTTGCACGTTAAAAGGTTTGTCCCGGTCCACGGTCTGGCCGTTCATTACTCTATGATCCGCCTCGTCCCTTGGTATATATCGGGTCCGGCTATCCATTCGGGCTATCCAGACCTTTTTTAATTGCAGCCCTAACTCGTCCGCTATGCTTTGGCCGCCCGTGTCCGCCCCGTAGTTGGAAGCTGTTAAAACCTCGGTCCGTGCTATTAGTTCAGATCTCCACTTGGATACATTCCGCCATTCAATAGGAACGCGCTTATTTAGCCGCTCCATAGTTTCAAAGATGCTTAGACCCTCGTCTAAACTTTCTGCTATGATCCGTTGAATTATCCGCTTTGCCGCTACTTGGCTGCTCCCGATTATAGAGGTTATATAAGTGGCCGCCTCGGTGTCCACATACTCTAACATCTGAGCGGTCCAGATATATTGAAAGTCCTCTAAGGTCATTTCTTTAGAGCTGTCCGCTTCACGTTTAATCTGATTGTAGGAACCCGTAGCAAAGTCTACCCCTACTTCCTGGTACAAATCAACAAAAGCCGCTTTTAGATCGTCCCTACGGACCAGGGTAGTAACAGCGCTTAGAACCGCCTGCGGGTCTGTAGCTAACTTCAGATACTCTAAGAGGTTTGCTATCTGGTCGTTTAGCGCCTTGTTAAAGACCTTGTTATACTTGCGGACATATCGCCCCCGCTTGCGGTCGTTACGGGTCCAGTACTTGGCCCCTTCGCGTTTAGTCATTCGGCAAGCTATCGCCGTTTATCTGCTCGGCTATTTGTGGGGCATCTAACCCACTTAAGGAAATAGGAACACGGCCAGCGGGCATATATATTTCGTCCATCATTGGGTCCGCCTCACGTTCGTAGCCCATCTTTTCGCGGGCCTCGTTTGGAGTAAGCCAATAGGAAACATTAAGCCAGTTGGCCAGTTCCTGCATATCCGGCTGAAGCTCGTTTATATTGCTTTGGTCTACTTTAAAATAGACGTCTCGCCCTTTGAGGTCTGGGTACTTAGGCAATAGTTTACGGGACAGTTTGCCGTAGATGCGGTCGGCCATAGGCAGCACGGCGTCTGTATACATCTGCTTCCGCGCTTCCTTTAGGTTGCTGTACGTCTTGCCTATCTCGCTATTAAATAGCTGGCTCGGCACATGGTACACGTTGCAGACATCTACTAACGTCATCTTAAGCGTGTCCATTATAGCCAGGTCTACCGCTGACAGACCGAAGTTTATGTAACCCAAGTTACCCGAAGTTACGGCTATGGTCCCGCTGTTCTTCGTGCCGCTCATCTTGCGGAACTTGGCTTCTAAATTCCTTTGCTGTACCTCGGTTAATGTGTCCGCGCTGAGGTCTCCTATACCCTTATCATACAGTACGCCCGGAGGTCCTAAGTTCTCTAAGCCCTTTTTATTCGCCTCGTAACCGCTGTTACCCGTCTCAATACTACGCCAAGCCGAACGGATCGGAGACATACCGTACCGCTCTTGCCCATCGCCGTAGATGTATTGGGCGTTCTTGAAATGTATAATCTCGTCAGTAGTAAACTCGGCGCCCTCTACATTCCCCCAAAGGCTCATAGTATAACCGGCTACGGGTGTTCCCATATCCCCCCCTACTACGTCCATGAACTGAGAAGGCAGCACGTACATATTTATAGGCCGCCCCGCGTTAGGTCCATCGGCCGGAGAAGTGCAATAGTCGTAAGCGTTACCAGTAATTAAAAGATAGCCGGCCAACTGCTCTATGAAATCGAACTTGCTTTGCTCTTCGTTGGGTTCGTATATCAGGTCTAAAGCCGGGTGATCTAATTGTACTTTTTCGCCGTTTACGTTCTCGATTAGTTTAACATCCAGCGCGGCGGTCTTTTGGGCTATCGCACTAACTACGGCGAACACATCGGGGTTCCTTGCGTACCCTTGTTCTACGTAGTTCTGTACGTTGTCATCGTTCCAAATTGGCCCCCTGCCCAGGTAGGAAAGTGCGGCGAAGTATTTATTTGTAATGCGCTCGGCCTCTTCTATCTGTTGGAGGGTGCGCGCCGGTGCAAAGCCGATAGCTTTTTGGAGCCGTTCTAAAAAGGTCATATATATACTTCCCTGGGTTTAACGCTGTTTGCGTATAGTATCGCATCCATCGAATGGTCGAAAGCATCTATTGGCCGCTCTGGACTACGGGGCTTCCCGTCTTTGTCCATCTCCCAAGCGTACCACGTTACTTCCTCCCAAATGTTTCTACTATTCGCAGTTACAAAGATACTTAACCTCTTAAGGTCTAAAATCGCATGGCGTTTGTAGTCTTTAGACTTCTTTACGCCGATCGCTTTAAAGCCGTAGCGCTTAAGCTCGGTAATACTTCTCGGCTCTGCTGAATCGCATATAAGGGTATCGCCTCCGTCTATTCCCGCCTTTCTCATCCGGTCGGCTAATAGGTCCAAGGTTAGGCCCTTCTCGTATACTATCTCTTCCACGTATCGGCGGTCGTTCTTACGGCCCAGCTTTACTACACAAGTCGGGTCATTAGTAAACCCAAAGTCTACGCCGTAGGTAATGGAGCTGCACTCCGTCCAGTCTATTTCTTGGACCTTCTGCCAGGTAGTGTATATCTGTCCCTTCCTTCCTGCTGACCTTTTGCCCTCGCCGTATACCTTCCAGTAGTCGGGGTCCACATCCTTGAATCTTTCTATTTCAGCTATTACCACGTCCGAAAGGTGCGGATTATCCTTGTAGGTAGTTATTAGCGTTTCGCAGTCCTTCCGCGTCTGTACCTCGTCATAAATCCAGTGCATCGGATCGGACGGATTAAAGTCGATAACCGCGCAGGCCGTGGTCCTAAATAGCATTTGATTCCAGCCTTCCAGGGTTATCTCATTGCACTCGTTTATAAAGAGTAGATCTCTTTTACGCCCTCGGACCTTCTGCGGCTGGTCTAAGCTAATAAACTCTATTAGGTTGCCTTCGAGTAGGTAGGTACTCTCGGTCTTGTTATGGTTCTCTACCCGGTAGGCCTCAAAGCTGTTTAGTATGTCTATAAAGTCCCTGAGTACAGACCCACGTATAGCCGGATACGTTGCCCTGGCTATGGTTATGACCATTCCCGCGTTAGGGTACTTGTAGCACAGTTCTATGAGAAACTGTATAGCGCTGAAAGTCTTACCCGATCGCGTACCCCCTTGCAGAACCAGTATACGCTTGGTTAGGTAGTTGTCGCGTAAA